CCAACTTTCTCCTTAGTTCCAACAACGCCCTCTCCACTCAGGAATACAACAACACGCTGCGCGCATGGTCCCAGCAGTCTGTCCAGTCGGGTGTGAGCTGGCACTTCGGGGATGCAACCTATGACGAGACCCATCCAGACACCGGCTACTACCTCGATTTCGATGGGCTGGATGACAACATGATCCTCGATGCAGATGACATTGCAGGCTCAACCAATGCGACGCTGTATAAGACGTTTAGGGGGGATAGTACGGATCTTACCCAGATTATGTTTGGGACCAATCTAGGGCCGTGGGTATTGGAAGCTAATGCAGGAAATGCGCTCACAAGCATAGACGGTTATGTCGGCTCTCCGGTGTATCGAGAAGACGGGGCAATCGTCGATTATGCAACGCTGAATGATGTATATGTTGCTCTGATTGATAACACTGACCACACGATTGGTGCTGAAAGTGTAGATATGTCCGCTCGATCAGAATGGGCGTCTTCCGGCTTCTACATCGGCGGAGAATACAATGGCACCTACGACTCCACAGGCCGTCTCTACGCATGGGCCGCAGTGGACACCCGTCTGGATGGCCGCAACAGGGATCTTCTGGAGAACTTCATGATTTCGAGGAAAACAGCATAATGACCAAATACACAGTCCGCTCTCTGGTGATCATCGCCCCCGTCGCCGCGCTAGATAGTATCGAGCAGATGGCAGGGGCCATCGGGTACAAGGCCGGGTTTGCTATTCCGTTCAACTCAACTGGTACCGGGGATGTCACCCATCGGGGCCTCCACGCCACGGCACGGCGCCACTTCCTCTGGCTGGTGACTGGACAGCCTGAAGACCCGCCGGTTATTCCTGACGAGCCGACACCGCTCACTGAGGAGGAAACGCAGGCCATTCAGGATGCAGAGGCAGAACTGGTTTTTCCCGACCCTGAAAGCGAAACCTACGACGCTGATTTGGTTGCTTATCACGATGCGCTGACAACCATCCGCGCTCCGCTCCATGCTTATTCCCGAGCAGTAAGCGAGCGCCAGAGGGCCATGAAAGCGGCTGATGAGGTCAATGCAGATCGGGCCATCTATGACGCCCACATGGCTGCGCTGCTGGAAACTGATGGAATAGACCAGGCAACGGTCGATGCGCTTCGTGCGTCTATGATTGTGTCTGCCGATCCGGTAGTAGACGAGGCAACGCTCTATGGTCGCGCTCATGTGGACATGGTAGCAGCGGCGAATGGGTTGGCACTTATTGAAGAGGAGGTTCTCGCATGAGCGTGAAAACTAGTAACACGACCCTGGACGCAAACAGCGAGGCGATCACGATGGTCGTACCTTTTGGCTGTCATGGCGTTGCAACCATGTCGATCACTGGCACAATAACAGTGACTGTGACGAATGCCGTTGAGGGATCTCAGAACTTTATCGCAACGAAGAAATCAGACGGGTCTACAGCAGCCGCATACACGGCGTCAGACACGTTTTTTTGCGTAGCGCCGGGCCAATACACATTTACAGCGTCAGGCGTCTCTGGTGGCTCCTGCGTCCTTGATACAGCCGTAGGACGGATCGCAGCTTAATGCCGTCTCGCAAGCCTGCCAAAGGCAAGGCACGAGTAAAGATAACCAGCACTGGTAAAAAAGTTTCATACGGGCAGGCTGGGAAAGCAAAAGGCGGCGGACCGCGCGTCCGACCAGGCACATCCAAAGGCGACAGCTACTGCGCTCGATCTGCTGGTCAGATGAAAAAGCATCGCAAAGCAGCAAGCAATCCGAACAGCCCGTTACGTCTGAGTCGTAAGCGCTGGAAATGTTCTGGTACTAAATCCAGGAGGTCTTAATGGCGCGAGGCCTTTACGCTAACATTCACGCAAAGCGCAAACGCATCAAAGCAGGCTCCAAAGAGCGCATGCGTAAAGCAGGGGCAAAAGGCGCCCCTACTGCCGCAGCCTTCAAGGCCGCAGCAAAAACCGCGAAGAAGAAAACCAAACGGAAAAAGTAGCGCAGCAACGCATCACAATCGACAACCTTATGTGAGGACCGATAACATGCCAGTAGGACGGCCAACCAAATACAACGCAGAAATGTGCGATAAGCTGATCGAGTGCGGCAAGCAGGGCATGACGCTCGTTGAGGCTGCGGCAGAAATGGATCTGGCGATGTCTACTCTCTATTTGTGGCGCGATAAGCATGAGGCATTTTCGGAAGCCTTTAAACGCGCGGAGGCGCTCGCAGAGGCTTTCTGGGCCAAGCGGTTGCGAGAAGGGCTGGCATTACCAGCTTCAGAGTTCAACGGTGCTGCAAATCTGAAATATATGGCGCAGCGCTGGCATTCCTGGTCTGAGAAGAACCATCATCATCACTCTGGCGGTCTGGAGGTCAAATCAATCACACGGAAGATCATTGACTGATCTGGTCATAGAGACTGCAAAGGTCTTCCGTCCATTACTGAAGCCAGCCCGTTATAAAGGCGCGTATGGTGGACGTGGTTCAGGCAAGTCTCACTTTTTTGCCGAACACATGGTGGAGGAGGCAATCGCCAATCCCGGTTTGCGCGGGGTGTGTATCCGTGAGGTTCAAAAAAGCCTGGAGCAGTCCGCAAAAAAACTCATCGAGGACAAGATTGCGTCGCTGGGCGTTGGATCTGGTTTTCGAGTTTTACGGACGCACATTGAAACGCCTGGCGGTGGGGAGATCCTGTTTCAGGGCATGCAGGATCACACAGCCGAGACCATCAAGTCACTTGAAGGCATTGACAGGGCATGGGTCGAAGAAGCGCAGACACTTAGCGCTCGCTCGTTGGAAATGCTGAGACCAACGATCCGCAAGGAGCGCTCAGAAATTTGGTTTAGCTGGAACCCGCGCCGCAAGACCGATCCGGTTGATCGTTTTTTGAGACAGCAGGAACGAGACAGCGCTTGCATTGTGCGAGCAAACTGGAACAACAATCCGTGGTTTCCACACGTCCTCGAACAGGAGCGACTGGACGATTGGGAAAACAACCCAGATCGCTACGAGCATATTTGGGAAGGCGATTACGCTACAGCATTTGAGGGCGCCTACTACGCAAACGCCTTGCGGCAAGCAGAGCGTGACGGTCGTATTTGTTCGCTAGCTGCTGACCCGATGATGGAGATAAGATCCTACCACGACATTGGTGGTGCGGGTGCGACTGCTGACGCATACACGATCTGGGTCTGTCAGTTTATAAACCGCGAAATCCGCGTATTGGATTACTACGAAAGCCAGGGCCAGACGCTATCGTATCATGTTGACTGGATGCGCCGGGCTGGATGGGACAATGCGCGGGTTTACTTGCCGCACGATGGCACGAACGCCAACAATGTGACCGGCAAGCGTTATGAAGACCACTGGCGCGATGCAGGGTTCGTCGTTCAGACCATACCTAATCAGGGCCGTGGTGCTGCCATGCAGCGCGTAGAGGCGGCTAGACGTTTATTTGGTCAGATGTGGTTTGACGCAGACAAAACGGAATCTGGCCGGGAGGCGATTGGGTTTTACCATGAGCGCCGGTCAGAAGACCGCAACATTGGATTAGGGCCAGAACATGACTGGTCAAGCCACGCTGCCGATGCGTTCGGCCTGATGGCTATTCACTATGAGCCGCCGCGCCGGTCTCAACCTTTGAAAAGGATACGCTATGCCACTGCCTGACGGGCTGACCTGGATGGGTGAGCCGCTTACTGAAGACGCATTGACAGGTATTCTCCAGCACGAGCGCGCGCGTTCTGTTGGCTTAGATGACGATGAGCAGTTGAACGATCACCGGGAGCGCGCCTTGGAGTACCTCCAAGGCATTGTGGATGACTTGCCGGTTGCGGTCGATGACGAAGGCAAACCAGTAGACTCTAACCGTTCGAGTGCAACAACGACTGACCTGGCGGACATGGTGGAAACCATCATGCCAGACATCATGGAGGTCTTCTTTGGTGGCGAAGATGCGCTGACGTTCAAACCGCAGAGTAAGGGTGATGTAGACGCGGCAGAACAAGAAACCGACTACATGCGAGAGGTTATTTTCCACCGCAATGACGGGTTCCAGAACGTTTATGATGCTATCAAAGAGAGCCTGCTGTGTCGTGTCGGTCCGATGAAATACTGGTGGTCAGATGATGCAGACTACGAGACGTATGAGGGAGAGACCTACGACCTGAATGAATTGCAGGCACAGGGCATTGAGATTGTAGAGGTCACTGACGAGCAGATCGACCCTGAGACCAATCTGATGCAGTACAGCTTCACGGCGCGCAAAATGGTGCGCCCACCTCGTGCCTGCTGGAAAGCATGGCCATCCAGCGATTTTGCAGCAGCGCCAGAAACCATGAGACTGCGAGACGCGAACTATGTTGTGTTCCGTTCTCGCCCACAAAAGCAGGATCTGATTGCAGACGGGTATGATGCCGACATTGTTCGTGCTTTGCCTGATGAATATTATGACTCCGACGCTGGCGTAGAGATGTCTCGTAATACGTCAGACGAAGATGATGATGAGAGCGTTGCGATGGGCGACCTGGCCGAGGTAGAGGTCATGGAGCATTATCTGCGCGCTGATTTTGAGGGCAGTGGTCGTCCGCAAATCTATCGGATCATTACGGCAGACAATGAGAAGGTCATTCTCGACATAGAGAAGCGGCCACGTATAGAAGCGGCAGTTCTTTCGCCTTATCCGATGCCGTTTCGTTTGTATGGTCTCGATCTGGCCGACAAGATCATGCCATACCAGAAAATTACCACGGCACTGTTACGAAACGGCCTCGACAACAACGCCTTTCAGCTTAATCAGCGGCTAGGCATTGCTGAAGATGACTCAACCGATGACACCCTTGACGATGTTCTGGACAATGATCCAGGTGCGCCCATTAGAATGCGTCGTGCCGGTGCAGTTTTCCCGATTGTGTCTGCACCGCTGTCGATCAACCCGTTTCAGACGATGGAACAGATCAAAACCATTGAGGAGCAGTCTTCTGGTGTTCAGCGGCTAAACCAGGGACTGAACCCAGACGCTTTGCATGACACCAAAGGCGGCATGCAAATTCAACACAATGAAGGTCAGAAACGTATTCGCATGATGGCGCGCCTGTTTGCGGAAAACGGATTCAGAGACTTGTTTGAAGGTATGCACGATCTGGTGCGGTCAAACGCCAGTTACGTGGACACCGTAGAGCTGCGTGGCCGTTGGGTTGATGTAAGCCCGAACGATTTCCAGCGGCGTAATGCGATGCGGGTCGAAATTGGTGTGGGGTCTGGTGGTCGTGATGCAGACATTGTTGCCTTGCAACTGATGGCCGCGCGCACCGCCGAGATTGTGCAAAGCCAAGGCGGTTTGAGTGGTCCGCTTGTGACAGCGGATAATGTGTTCAACCTTTACAAAGCGCTGGGTGATCGTCTTGGCCTCAAAGCTGTGACGCAATTTATTACTAATCCGGTGGAGGCGCCTGAACAGCGCCCTGAAGACAGCGAGGCGATGATGGAAATGGAGGCCAAAAAGGCTGAAATGGAAGCCAAGCAAATGCTGGAACTGAAAAAGCTGGAGGCTGACGTTCAGTTGCGACGCGAACAGATGGAGCGCGAGATGCAGCTCAAGCGTGAGCAAATGATGGCCGAGTTGCAGCTCAAGCGCGAGCAGATGGCGCTGCAATCGCGCACGAGCGCTGAAATTACTGAAATCAGGCCTGGTGGAGCTGTCGGTTGATAGATCGGGTCAACAAGATCCTGGACGAGGTTACTGACAATCTTTGCCGGGAGTTCGCCAAGGAGGCGATGAACGCTGCTCTCGATCAAAGCGGCAACGATGCGCGGCTCATGGCGGCGTTAAAGAATGACGTGACAGTGAAGCTGAAGCGTCGGTTAAAAGAAGAACTGAGGAAAAGGTTATGACGACAAGCATGATGCACCGTCCCTTTGTCCGCTCGATGGCGGAATGGTGCGCGGTTGAGGGGGCTGAGAGCCTGTCTATAGACGCAGCAGCAAACGCCTTGCTGGATGTGCCAGTAGACGAAGCAGATGAGCAGGAAGAGGCCGCAGAGGCGCCTGAGATAGAAGAAACAGACGTTGACGAGCTGGAGGTCGAGGAGATCGACGCAGAGGCTGATGTTGACGAGACAGAATCCACCGAGTCTGACCCGGGCGAGGAGGACAGCGAAGACGATCCTGATGAGGAAGACGACGACGCTGACGACGAGGCAGAGACCGAGCCAGAACTGGTAATCGAAACGCCTCAATTTTGGGACCAAAACGGCAAGGACACGTTCGCCAAGCTAGAAAACACGTTGAAAGAGCTGCCCAAGGAGCTGCGCCCGATTGGCGAGCAACTTGCTGCTCATATTAACGCGAATGAAAAGCAGCGAAACGCCGCTCTGAGCCGTAAGCTCAACGAAACCGCAACCGAGCGCAAACGGTACGAAAGTGCCCTCGGCCAACTGGACGGTTTTGTCAGTGAAGTAGACCAGCGTCTTGCGATTTATGAGCAAACCGACTGGGCACAGGCTGCACAACAGCTTGACCCAAAGGAGTACCAGGCGCACCGGGCGACTTTCGAGCAACTCAAAGAGCAAAAGGCAAAAGCTGAGAAGGCACGTTCAGACCGCGAGCAACAAGAGTTCGTGCAATTCGTACAGGAACGTCACCAAAAACTGTCCGAGATTGCACCTGAATTTCTTGACCCGCAGACGGGCGCAGAGCTGGATCGTCAGGTCACGCAATTTTTGCGTGATACAGGTTACACAGATGACCTTTTAAAGTTGGCTAGCGCGGAGGATTTGGTGATCGCGCGCAAAGCTATGCTTTACGACCAGATGCAGGCGAAGCAGGCCAAAACTCAAAAACCCAAACCCGTTGCAGGTAAAACCAGACGTTCAGGCATCAAGCCAAACGCTCCGGTAAAGCCTGTATCCAGACAACAGGCCCAGCGGCAGAAGTTGCTGAACAAAGGCCAATTATCATTGGACGAGGCAACAAAACTTCTGATGTAGGGCCGAGCCTTGAAGGAAACGAGCAATGGCTGCTCCTACCAACACCGCGACAACCTTGTCGCAAAAAGGCAACCGGGAAGACCTTTCGAACGTAATTTCCCGCGTTGCACCTGAACTGACCCCACTGTCCAGCAACATTGGCACCGCAAACGCCAAAGCTGTCCGCCACGAGTGGCAGCTTGAAACGCTGGACACACCGACAGCCGACAACAACGCGCTGGAAGGTGATGACGTTTCTGCATACAGCGAGAACGTCACAACGCGGGTCAGCAACATCTGCCAGATCCTGACTGAAGCGTTCGTTGTTTCGGGCACTCAGGAAAAAGTAGACAAAGCAGGCCGCAAGTCTGAAATCGCACGTCAGACAACCATCCACGGCATTCAGCTCAAGCGCGACAGCGAGGCATCTATGCTGTCAGCAAACAGCTCTCGCCTCGAAAGTGGTGCAACTCAGCGCCGCATGGGTGGCCTACAGTCCTGGATCGAAACCAATGTCGATCTTGGTGCTGGTGGCTCTGCTGGAGGCTTCAACACCTCAACTGCTGTTGTTGATGCACCGACGACGGGCACCAACCGCGCGTTCACTGAAGCGCAGGTTACTGGTGTCATGGAGTCAATTTTCACCAATAGCGGCACGTCGAAGGACCGTCACATCTATATGAAAGCGGCTCACAAAGGCGTATTCAACGGATTCAGCGGTATCAGCGGCATCCGTAATGAAGTGCGTGGAAACAATCAGGCGACCATTGTGGGCGCTGCTGACGTCTATGTCAGCTCGTTCGGCAACCTGATTTGCGTTCCTGTAGCTTATGGTCTGTCAGAGGCTGCTCTGATTGTTGACCATGAGTTTCTGGCCAAGGGCGTTCTGCGCCCATACGAGCGTAATGAGCTGTCGAAAACCGGCGATAACACGAAGTATCAGATGATCTGCGAAGAGACGCTGGTATGCCGGAACGAGAAAGCCCACGGCTACATTGGCGACCTGTCTGGCTAATACTGGTCAGTCAGAACTGAGAGAGAAGGGCGTTCCGGTTGGGGCGCCCTTTTCGTTACCGGAGATTGAAAATGAGTGAAGAGACGGACAAGCAGGAGCTGTGGGCCGAACTGGACGCTCTTGGCGTCGAATATGACAAGCGCTGGGGCATTGAGCGGTTGAGCAACGCATTAGCAGAGGCTCATTCTGGCGAAGACGATGCCGACGAAGAACTGGAGCCAGTGCTGACAGAGGAGCTGGAAGAGTTTCTGGCCGTACCAGACGCTGATAATGCAGCCGTTGAAGGCTATGACCTGGACGAGATCGTCGAACGGTTAAACCGTCAATCGTTAGCGATTGAGGAGATTTATGGCCGTCTTGAGGGTTTGGAATTACGTGCAACAACGAAACGGGACTTAGCACCGCCAGCGCCTGACGCGGTTGAAATTGCTGATGGTGTTACCTGCGTCATTTTAAAGCGCGGTGATGGCAAAATCAGCAACGGCGAAGGCGGTTTCTACGCAAGAGGTGATCGCATCGTGGTGTCTCGTGCAACTGGCGAGGGGCTCGAAGCAAAAGGTTTTGCGGAGATAGAGGATGAGTAGGTTTTCGCGAGAAGACCATTTATTGCGTACGCCGCACGGTGTGGACTGGTACGTTAAGTTTGACGATGACCAGGTTCACATTGGCGCAGAGCAGGATCTGACGCCGCTTATAGAGCGCAACAAGGCCTTGCAGAATATCAGTGAGAAGTTTGAAGGCATGGGCGGTGACATGCGTTACGCAGCCACCATTCCGGTCGTAATTCAGCAGAAATGGCTCATTGAGCATGGCATTGACGCCCACAACCCAGATCACTGGGACGGCGTGAAGCGGCTTCTGAACTCTAATGAGTATCGTTATCTGCGCCCGTTTGAGTGGAAAATATGAGCATTGCAACCTATGCCGAGCTAAAGACAGCCGTAGCTGACTTCATGAATGTCGCGGAGGCGGATGCCTCGATTGATACGTTTATCAAGCTGACAGAGAGCCAGTTTGAGCGTGAGCTGCGTGTCAGAGAGCAGGAAAAAAGCGCGTCTTACTTAATCAACGACACGGATCTCAGCTTACCGGCAGATTTTCTGGAGATTAAGTCGATCACGCTCGACGGCACTGGTCGCCGGTTGGATTTTGTCAGCCAGGACAGCTTGATGAACCATCAAAGCCTGACGGCCAACCCAAAACTGTTCACGGTGTTTGGTGAGTTCATTAAGGTGTGGCCACAGCCAGCTAGCGGCTCAGACGTTGCGGCGACGCTGCTTTATTATGCCAGGCTTGATCCGTTGTCTGCATCTGCGCCAACTAATTCGATCCTTACGAACTACCCCGACCTCTACATGTACGGCTGTCTGACCAATGCGGCCGGGTATCTGAAGGATGACGCCAGCTTGGGTATTTACGCGCCGCTTTATGAGAGAGCAGTTCGAGCAGCAAACTCTAACGACAAACGCAAAATCGGCCAGCGGCTGAGAATGAGACCATCAGGAGCGCCAGTCTAATGGGAACGACGACAAATTTTACATGGACCTATCCCACCGTTGGAGCCAGCACCGACACTTGGGGCGCAACGCTGAACACGCTGTTCGAGGCAGTTGATACGGATTTGCAGGCAGTCAAAGTGACTGCTGATGGTGCCGTACAGGTAGCCAACAATCTCAGCGACGTGACTGCCTCTACGGCCAGGACAAACCTTGGCCTGGTTATTGGTTCAAATGTGCAGGCATATGATGCGACTCTGGCAGGACTGGCAGGATTGGCAGTGAGTGCCGATCAGCTCATTTATGCGACCGGCACAGATGCCTTCGCGGTTGCAAGTCTGACGGCATTTGGTCGTTCGTTGATAGATGATGCTAATGCAGGGGCTGCGCGCACGACACTAGGCCTTGGCACGATGGCAACGGCAGCGACAAGCGATTACGCTGCGCTAACTGGAGCGACATTTACAGGAGCTGTTGCAGGAACGACGGCTAGCTTTACATCGGTCACTGCATCAGGCGCTCTGGAAGGTGCAACGGTTGAGGCGCGGATAAAGACCAGCACCGAAACAACTGCGCTGACTAGCGCAAGCGCGAATACAGTGGTCAAGGCGGCTGGCACAATAGACTTACCAAGTTCAGGCATGACTGACGGTGATGTGATCCTGATTGATCCGCGTGGTACAGCACGGCAGATCAACCGTCCTGGTTCTCATACGATGTATGTGAATGACACAGACAGCGCTACGGCGACGACGAGCGCGCATAACATCGTGACGTGCATGTTCCACGGATCGTCAAAGTGGACCGTGCAGGGAGCGGTTTCGTGAGTCTTTTAACGGCAATCTCTGGTTCTCTGAGTGGGGGAACCATTGTTGACGTTCAAGCAGGTGCTTACGTTGGTTTGCCGGGTCAAACGGGCATTTATAACGTCAATTCAAATGGCACTATTCAGGCGTCGAACGGTTCGTATCAGACAGTTGGCAACTGGATCACGCCAACCAGTCTGGCCAGCGGCAGTTACGAAATCTACGTTTCTAAAACCAGCGGATCCTTGACGGCAGGCACGTTGAACACGTGGCTGGCTTTGTCATCTACATACACGTGGGTCACGTCTGTAAATGGATCGGCCACGTTGTCGGTTTCCATCCGCAAGGGAACGACTGTTCTTGATACGGGTACGGTTTTCATCAGTGGAGGTGGGCCGCTCTGATGCAATATGTGAAGCTGCAACTGCCGCCGGGTGTCGCTCGACAAGGAACAGAATATGCGGTTCAGGGCCGGTACTTTGACGCTAACCTTATGCGTTGGCATCAGGGTGTCATTCAGCCGGTTGGTGGGTGGCGTCAATTCAGCGATAGCACGTTAACGGGCAAGCCGCGCGCCATGATGACGTGGGTGACGAACTCGAACACGATTTTCGCGTTTGTTGGTACGCACAGCAACGCTTACGTTCTGACCCAAAGCGGTGTTGTTACAGATATTACGCCTACCAGCGGCTTCACAACGGGGCGAGCCGATGCGGAGTCTGGTGGTGGTTATGGTGCCAGCACCTATGGAACAGGCACATATGGCGATCCGCGACCAAATACGAGTGTAGTGAACCCAGCTACGATTTGGACGGTTGATCAGTTTGGTCAGCTTCCGATTGCCTGTGCAGAGACTGACGGCACTATTTGGGAATGGGATCTGAACACAGCGAACAACCTCGTTGCGGTGACGAACGCACCAACGGGTAACGCAGCGGTCATGGTCACGAATGACCTGTTTGTCTTCGCGCTTGGCGCCAGTTCAAACCCTCGCAAAGTTGCATGGTGCGACCGTGCAAACCGCACCGACTGGACGCCATCAGCCACCAACCTTGCTGGGGACGTGGAGCTAAAGACCAACGGCAAGATCCGCTGCGGTAAGCGCATTCGTGGTGGTGAGCTTATCTTTACAGACGTTGACGTGCATTTAGCCCGGTATGTTGGCAAGCCGTCGGTGTACGTGTTCGACCAGGTTGGCGAAGCGTGTGGCGTCATCTCGCAAGGTTCCGTAGCCACGGTAGCTAACCGGGCTTACTGGATGGGCCAAAATGGTTTCTTCGTCTATGACGGCTACACGAAGCCTCTGCGCTGTGACGTGCTGGAATATGTATTCAACAATCTGAACACGCAGCAGCAGAGCAAGGTTGTTGCTGTTCACAACACCGAGTTCAATGAAATCTGGTGGTATTATCCATGCGGTGATAGCACTGAATGCGATTGCTACGTGTATTATAACTACGTCGATGACCATTGGGGGATTGGTACGCTCACACGGTTGTCAGGTGCGCCAAAAGGCGTTTTTGGCAACTTGCTGTTAGCCGGTGACGATGGTTACATTTATGAGCATGAGATCACGCAATCACGAGATAATCGTGATGCGACGCTTCGGGCTGCACCTATTGAGTTAGGTAATGGCGAGCGGTATATGTATGCGCGAGAATACGTCCCCGACGAGGGCACTGTAGGTGATTCAACCATCAGGTTTTTCACCCGTTTGTATCCGCAGGCGACAGAAAACACGCATGGGCCATTTACAAGCGCAAGCCCAAAGCTGGTCCGGTTTAGTGGCCGTCAGGTTGGTTGGGAATACACGATAGCGAGCGGCACTGACGGGCGAATAGGTGTTCCACGTCTTAAAGTTACGCCTGGCGGTGCAAGATAATGTTACCGCAGCCTGCACCGAGTTACGATGTGCAAAATGAAGCTGAGACACGGACCGAAATTGAGCGCGAGCTGCAAAGCAAGTTTGCGCGTGGTCAGGATGTAGAGCTGGCAAACAATGAAAGGCTGATTTTGGTCAGTCCTAACGGCACACGATACCAGATTACGGTAGACAACACCGGAACGCTGAGTGCGGTGGCAGTATGATAGAGCATCTTCAAGCAGCACTGGATCGCTCTGAAGGAAATTACAGCATTGAAGACGTTCTGAAGGAAGTCAGGTCTGGCGATGTGCGTCTGTGGCCTGGCTATGCCAGCGGCGCAGCAACTGAGGAAGTTAAGGCATTCCACATCTGGCTGGCGGCTGGTGATTTGAGCGAGCTGTTAGCGATGCTGATGACGGCTGAGGAGGAACACCGCGCACGAGGTTTTGATCTCGTGACGGTTAGCAATGCCCGTAAGGGCTGGGCACGAGTGCTGAAAAAACTGGGCTATGTCGAGAAGACCATGTTGGTAAAGGAGCTATAAAAGTGGGCGGTAAAACCAAAACCAGGACGAAGACAACGAACGATCAGACTGTTGATCCGTACACTCGTCGCATGATTGATCAGGGTTTCGCCAATGTGCGCGGCATTCTGAATGATAACCCTTACCAAGCCTATGATGGCAATCGTGTTGCCGGACTGACCGATACTGAACAGAACGTGCAAGCCATGTATAATGCCAATATGGGCGCCACTGGTGGCCTTTTAGGCAATGCTCTGAACACGGTGAAAGGTGCATATCAAGGTGGCCCACAGAGCATTCAGACGCGCTCGTTCGCAGACTTTGATGCGGCACCTTACATGAACCCATACACCGATGAGGTTATAGACCGCACGATGTCAGACATGAACCGCGCTCGACAAATGGCGGTGAATGACATGGATGCAGGCCTGCATACGAGCGCGTTTAATGGCTCCCGCGCTGGTGTGTCAGAGGCCCTCACAAATGAACGGTTTATAGATCAGGCAGGCAATGCGGCTGCTCAACTGCGTCAGCAAGGTTATGACAGAGCGCTTGGCTTGTATGGCAGTGACATGGATCGAGCGATGGGCGTTGATCAGTTCAACGTCGGCCAGCAAAATATCTATGACCAAGGCTTGTTAGCTCGCGGCGGAATGGAAGCAAACGTAGCTAACACTATGGGCAATCGGATGGATGCTGAAACGCGCATGGGCATGGCGCTAGGCGCTAATGAGCGCGCCGTGAACCAAGCCGCTCTTGACGCAATGTATCAGGAATACCTTCGTGGGTATGAAGACCCGTATCGTCGTGCTGCTATTGAGGGTGCGCTTTTGGGACAGGTGCCGCGCCTGGTGGACAGTTCTGGAACGCAGACTTCAACACAATCTACAAATCCCGGCGTTGCAGGTGTTCTTGGCATGGGCTTGCAAGCGGCTGGCGCGGCTGGCGGGTTTGGCGACCTGTTCAATTTTGGAAAAACAGGAGCAATCAGTGGCACTGTAGGGGGTAAAACATGACGGCCTTCACAGCATTACCGTTTGGAATGATTGGAAATCGCAGAGGTGTGCCAGCCCTTCAGCGGCAGGCGCCCATGTTAAATCAACAGCCCTACCAGCAGCCTGTATCAATGGCAGATGCGCCGGTAGCAGCGCCAGCAATGCCAACAACGCAAATGCGCTCAACTGGCGTAACGACAGAACCAGTTGAACAGCCAAAACCAGCACCACGTAAACGTGGAGGAATGTTTAGTGGCGGACGTGGCCTGATGCTTCTGGGCGCAGGCCTTCGCGACATGGATGGCACGATGGGGTCAAACAACTTCAATACGATGCTTTCGTATGTGACCGAGCAGCAGGAAGAAGAACGGTTGCGTATGGAAAAAGAGGCGAGGGAGGCTGCGATGTTAGCAGCCATGCCAAACCTCACGCCAGAGCAGCGCGCATTGTTTGCCGCAAACCCGTCAGGGGTGTTTGATGCGGCAACAGAAATGGCATTTGCGCCACCGCGAGACCCAATGGTGGTAGGTGCCGGGGCTGCAGTCGTTGATCGCGATGGAAACTTAATAGCATACAACCCTAAAGTTCCAGACGCGGCTAAACCGAACGTTCAGTTGGTTGAAATGATAGGCCCACAGGGGCCTGGATACTACGCGGTCGATAAAAACAACGTAGGAGCAACGCCGCAATATTTTGGCCAAACTATACCGAGCGGTTTGAAGGTTCGGGTAGACGCCAATGGTGCTGTAGAGATAGTGGACGGCGACCTTTCAGGCCTCTCAAACAACGCGAGCAACAGACTAAGCAGCGAAGTGCTTGGCGACTCTCTACAAGACGCTGGCGCAACAGACCGAGCATACTCTTTGTTGCGACAGGCTGAAGAGATTATAAAACGCGGAAATCTCAACACAGGTGCATTGAACCGTGTAAGGACAAATGTTGCCGCAATCGCGGACGAACTACCTCCGTTTTCTGGTTTGATCGATGATGCCAAGCTGGCGGATTCGGAACAATTTAGGGCAATCAACAACCAACTCGCTGCTGCAATGCTGGAAATGTTTGGTGGATCGGATACGGAACGCGAGTTGCAAATTTCCGTAATGTCCAACATTGGGCCCGATTTGTCAGATGAAACTAATAGGGCAATGCTGCCGCTAGCGATCCAATTTGTCGAAGTTCAACGGCAAAAGCCAGAGTTCCAATCGCAGTGGATCGAGAACTACGGCGGTGTAGATAAGATTAACCCTGAAACAGGGCTAGGCATGCAGGCATCGTGGGATCAGTACCTGCAAGGGCAACACAATAACATTTTCATGAATGTCGCAAATCCATCTCAGGACGCTTTGCAGAATGTAGTTGAGGGAGATTTGCCGCAGGTAACAAACGAGCAGGAATATAACGCTCTGCCTCGCGGCACCAGGTTTATAGATCCAGACGGAAATGTGAGGACCAAACGGTAATGGCTAATCCTTGGGAAAACGATCCGGTCATTGAGAACGCAACGCCGTGGGCAAACGATCCAGTTGATACGACTCCCGTGCCATCCGCAAGTCCATTGCGTTCTGGTCTGAGCGCCGCCCGTGCAAACCGCGAAGCGCGCTTAACAGATCGAGCAAACCGTGCCCGTGAACAAGGGACATTTTTATCACCCGTTGTTGACGCTGTTTCCGGTGCGGACAGAGTTGGCGGCATTTTAGGTGCTGTTAATGCCTTTGCGAACAAAGCGCAGAATTACGCAACTCTGGGTCTTTATCAAACGCTGCAAAACGCCAAAAGCGGCAAGATGCCGTTTGATAACGACGACGCAATGGGCCTTGGCGATGTGCAGATGATAGTTGCAGACACGCATCCTGAAATGGCGACGCTGGGTTCTATTGCTGGATCTGTAGCGCCCTATCGGGCAGGAACCGCAATGCTATCTGGTGCAGCGAAACTGCCCATAGTCAGGCAAACGGTTCGCGGTTTGCAATCGACAAGGCCAACGGCGTTTTTGTCTCGTTTAATGGGATCGGGAGCTGCTGGGTATGGAGCCGCGCAAGTTGAAGGTGCAACAACACTTGCTTCGGAAAACAGCGCTTACACTGGTCAATCTCCCTCTTTACAGGAGCGTCTGCAAACTGGGCAAGACGTCGCAAATTTTGGTCCGATTGTTGAAACACCTGTTGGCGACGTTCCTGTTCCGATTTCTGCAGCAGTTGGGCCAGCAGGAATTTTGGCAAAGCGCGCAGGTGTAGGTGTTCAAACTGGTGGTCGTTCGTTTACGAGCCAGGATGTTCGGGAGGACATTGCAACAAAATTTGGGCGTCAATCAATGCGGACCAATGGCGCTGCGGACGTCCTTAACGCTATTGCCGTCAGTCAACTCAGGCCGCAGGCGTTTTCTGCCGTCGAGCGCATTTTCGAGCGAGCTGGTCTTTCCAGTGACGACATACGTGCGCTGAATGCAGAGGTCGCAAATCGCCTCAAAGCTGCGACGGGTGGCGCGGCGGCTCGCAAGACGGTGGCGCAGCATATTATAGACGTTGTGGGCGAATATAGGCCTCAAGTATCGCAAGTGGTACTGCAGCAGCTCCGAGAACTTAACCTTGTTGCGCGCCCTGGGCAGAACAGTCCTGGCATTATCAGCTCTGTAACGAATGATTTGGTCGGTTCTCAATCTGATTTCCTTGGGCAATCTGCAAATCGCAATATAGCAGGAGGAAGTCGTGCTGACACGCGCGCGCAAATTCTGCAAGCCAAGAGCCGGTTGTCAGCAGAGTACGAGCGTGTTCTGAATAACGCAAACCCGACGCCAGCGCAGTTGAGCGCGATGATAATGCTGATTCGCAAAGAGCCTAATTATCAACAGCTATTGTCGAGACGAGCAACAGCGGAAGGCTTTGAAAGCGTTGACGCTTACATTGCCGCAAAACCTGTTCATGCAGCTCATTATATGCGCTCGAATGTTTCGACTGCGGCACGTACAGCTACCGGTGCGGAGGAGCAACTTTATGCATCTTTGCGGGATCAGTTTGACGATGCCTTAGATCAAGTTGATGGATACCAAGCGGTTAAACGGCGTTGGGGTACAGAGGAAAGTTTGCTTCGGGCGCAGACGTTTGGAGATCGTTTATTTGGATCGTCTTCCTCCCGCATAATGAATAATCCAGGCTTACAGGACGAGATAATAGCGGAGTTTGACGCACTGCCGGTGGAGCAGAAAGCGGTCGCTTTACAGAGCATTAGAGATGCCGCAATGGCTCCTTTGCGCGGTGGTCCTGAAAACGCTGCGGCGCGGTTGACGGCTCTGCAGAGCAACAGCTCGCTCGCGTTTTTAGAGCGTATTGGTGCAAAAGATTTTGCTGATGACGTTCGGGCAATCCGCGATGAACAAGATTTTATTAGGCGCATAGATCCAGAGGCTAATTCAAGAACCATACCTAACGCGGAAGCGATCAGAAATGCTGGTCCAATGCGTGACGGAACATTGGCCAGAATGGCAGATGGATCGTCCGGTGCAATGGGTGATGCAATGGTCGGTGCGGGAGTGTCAATGGCCCTGCCAGGCATCGGGCCCTGGGCATATCTGTGGCCTGCACGTCGCGCTTTGAGTGGTGCTGGCAAGACTATGTTTCAAACGCGCACCGACACGCTTGATGACATTTCCCGTTTTTTCATGATGCGACCCGGTGATACGGCGAAGAGTCCTGTGAATCGCATCGGGCGCGTCAATGGTCAGGATGGATTACGCGCCTTTTTGCGACAGCAAGGCAACAACACAACACAGCAGGCGAGCCCGTGGACTCAGCCAGTGCCGTCTAATTTCAATCCGTCACCGGGAAACACTACGCCAGCAGGCGCTAACAGTTTTCCAACTCAAGCAGGTAGCGATGCAGATTTGCGTCCGAATTTTGACGCTCCGATACAAACGGAAGATAATTTGCCGCTAAAACCGCGCGACACCGAGCCAAACCAACAAGGTTTCATCAGCGGAGATTTACTGAACAGTCCAACGGCTACAGGAGCGATTGCAGGCGGCACTATCGGAGCAATTAACCCAGACCTTAACGGAGATGGCCGTGTTACGCCTACAGAGCGCCTTATGGGCATCGGCATAGGTCTTGTAGGGGGCGGCGCTGCGGGGCGCCTGGACGCTCGTATGTTGCCGCGCAGAGGGGCGTCTAATGGAGTGCCGACGCGCAACACTAACTTAGCTATGGATGAAGCAAGTCGGTTACGACGTGGGAGAGAGATGGGGTTTGATACGGATAAGACACTGTATCATGGAACTGCTAATGACATTACACAATTTGACCCAGTGCAGGCCGGTCGGGTTACAGGTTCACGTAGTGCAAAACTAGGCACATGGATGGCAGGAAGCCCAGACACCGCAGGAGGTTATGCCTCTTATGCGACGGAAACCAAACCCGTACAGGACCTAATTGAGGCTTCTTACGCTGCTGAACGCAGAGGAAATTGGGAGGAAGCAAATCGATTGATGCAGCAAGCCGAAACCCTTGAGCAACAAATCATGCGAGACGGTGGGCAAGGGGCGAATGTAATGCCTTTGGTGGCCCGAGGTAATTTAAAAAAGATTGATATGGAAGGGGTCCAGTACGATCCTGACGATGTTGATTTAACGCGCATGGCGCAAGAAGCTAAATCAGAAGGGTATGATGGCGTTACTTTTCAGAACTTTAGCGATGAGGCCGACTACGGCGTTTATCGCCCAACAGAACATACTTTAATTTTCGAGCCGAAAAACATTCGCTCGAAGTTTGCGCGCTTTGACCCCGCACAATCTGATAGCCCCATACTCACAGCAGGCCTGCCCATGTTACAGCCTAATCCTGCGGCCATCGCGCAGAAAGTGCGTCAGCCTTTAGATAGTCCTCGTGCATTACCCGGCGAACCTCGCACAGACGCCATTATGAGCCGTAAACCAGCCGATCTTCCGAACGGCATCGAACAGCAATACATAACTTACGCACGTGACTTGTATTCGCGGTTCGGTCTGAACCCTGCTGAGATCGCTCAATACACAGGCCGCAACATTCAGTTCGTCAATGACGCTCTGGGCGCTCGCAGCGCAGTTAATTTGCCTGCTCTGGGTGCTGCGGGTGTAGGTGTTGCTGGTGTTGCAGCAACGGGCCAGGCTATCAATGAGTCTTTGCAGCAGGAAGGTCAGCAAAGCCCGTTCTATACACCCGCAATGCGTATCACGGACGACATGCAGGCACCACGACCGAGCATGTCTTTAGAGACTGCCTATGATCAGCTTGGGTTCACACCTGACGAGGTAGCAGCAGCAAGACAAAGCGGCAGGGATTTGGCGAACGACGCGCTTGCTAGAGGCAGAGCCTTAGCTCCGCAACTGTTGCAGCCTGGAGCGCAGGCTGAACTGAATGCGCTGGCGCAATCTCTCGTGCCACTCATTGATCAGGGCGTGGTGACGCCGGAAGCAGCGCGCAAACAACTCGTGAAAAAAGCTGCCGAACTTGGTCTTCCTGAAGACCGCATACCTCAGCGCTAAACAGCACGAAAATCCGAAAGGGGGAGACCGATGGCTTTGATCGGTGACGCACCTGCTTTGCAACATTTTGCGGCAGCAACCAGCGTAGATTTTGCGGAAAGTCTGGAGTTGCAATGGTCAGATCACAAGCCCATCGACCTGTCCAACGCGCGCCTGGACCTGCATGTAAAGCGCAATCCCGAAGCTCCTGCACTTTTGGAAATCGGACAAAAGCCAACCCTAAATGGGTCTGAGATCCGGCTTACTGAACCGGAGGCTGGTCGGTTCGTCGTCAAAATCGACAAGCGTGATTTTCAAGGTCTACAGTTTGGCGACGTTACTGCAATCTCCGCACGTTACGATTTGGTTCTGACGCGCTCAAACAACAACGCGATCAGGCTCGCTGCGGGTAATTTTATCATCAGCAAGGGGATCACCTATGTCTAGCCGGATCATTCTGCGCGTTGGCGCTCCTAGTACGCACGACATTTTTGGTTTGAGCGCGCAGATAGCTGCATTGGAGCAGCGTATTGCAGAACTGGAAGCAGACAAAACAAGTGCTGTCGAACGCGTTCCTGTTGAGACGGAACCGCACATCAGCGAGATTGTTCTACGGGAAATTGAAGATCAGGTTGTAGCTGACACAGTGCCCGATTTCGTGCGGGATTTACGCAGAGAGAATGAGGCGTATGGCGACACGAAGGATCGCCTGGCTAAAGAAATTGCAGATTTGGAGAACAAGCGATTTCTGCAAATTATGACTGACGACGATCATCGCCACTATGAGCGTCTAAAGAAGGCAATGAACTGGTTTGAGACACGGCAAGCAGTTGAACTGGTCTGATGACAGAGAAACAGTTCGACCCGCTGGCATACTTATACCGGCAGTTTGGGGCTATCGAAAGCAAGGTAAACCTGTGTGCAACGGCTGCGGACCTGACGGCGTTGGAAATGCGGTTGACTGAGGCGCGACGGGCTGAGGCGTTAAAAGACATTGAGATCATGAAGCAGGCGATAGACGAGGCGTTTCGCCACGCATTGCCTGGCACCGATGCGCGTGTCGATGCCAAGATAAAGTCAGCCCTTCGAGATGAACGGGCTGCACAGGCCGAGCAGGCAGAGCAGGATCGCGAAGCGCTTAATCACAAGTTGGCGCGACGCAATCTTAAACTGGATGAGTATGGCCAGGTCGTTCCGCGAGTGAACCCGGTGCGGTACTGGTTTGCGAATAACTGGATGACGGCGTTGGGATTTGGCGCGGTTATGGTCGTAGCCAGACCAGATTGGTTTTTGGGTTTGGCGCGCGCGGCGTTCCAGCTCGCTATTTAAGAGGACATCATGGAAGAACGTGTAAGCTGGCTGTCGGTTTGGCGACATGCCGGAGCAGGGTTTGCGACTTTCTGGATTGTGTGGGCGCTGTTTGCACTTGGCGTTTATCTGGTCTGGGCTTTTCTACAACTCGATGCTGAGTTCAGTCGTCCGCTGGCTGGCGGTGTCGTGCCAGAACATGTGACCCAGCAAATTGCTTGGGGCACTAGAGCGTTTAGCGTGATCGCTGGTTCACTTGCTATCTACTTTCACGTTCAGGACATGCCGCGCTGGCGCACAACGTTCAGCGTTTTTACCGTTCTTGCTGCCGTAATTTTGCTTTTGCATGCGTATGGCGTCAGCGCAAAGATTATGCAAAAACAGTATGATGCAGACCTGGCTATTGAGCAGGTTGCTACGATCAACACCGACAGCATTGATCAGCAAATTGCGACCATACAAACGCAAAAGGCTGAGATTCGATCTGACACGAATCTGACGGTTGAGACGTATCGCGAGGCTATTGCTAACATCACCAGTGACGGACTGGACAATGATGATCAGGCCGACACCTACCGTGCGGACATCACGCAGGCGTTGCAGGTGCGTGATGAGCGCATACGGACGTTAGATGCACAGATTGCCGAGCTACAGGCTGATGCGCGTTCAACCAGCTCTGTAGCGACACAAGCGCAGGCTGACAGTGACAGCTTCAATCCGCTGTTCACGTTTCTTGCACGAATTTCAACAGGCGTCTGGTCGCCTGCGGAAAATCCGTCCGACACGCATAAGTTTGCGTGGGGGGTTATCTTTTTCACGCTGTTTTTTGGTTTTGGCGAATTACTGATGATGGCCTCATTCACTGGAGGTTATGCTGCCCTAAAGGTTGTCAGCGAACGCAAGCTGGATGACGAAAAAGACCCGATTCGTGTTGAGGCTGGCCGCAAAGCTGCGAAGACACGTGCGCGAAACTCGCGACAGATAAAGAAAATCAGAGAGGCGGCAGAGGGCTATCTGCCGAAGTGGCAAAAGGCAGTTCGCTACGCGCGCACAACCCGCTGGACAGCGGAAGGCATCGCACAGAACGCATTCCCTGACGGTAACATGATGCATGCAATCACCGTTTTACGTCGTGCAGGGTTGGCGACTGACGAGGAAATCGCGCTGGTCATGCGTGACGACGAACACCTTCCGGTGCCTGGCAACTCTGTTGATGTGATCAGACCAGAAAGCAATGGAGCCGATAATGCTGACAACAACGCCAGCTAGCTTGTCCATCATTCGGGCATGGGAGGGTTTTTCTGCACAGCCTTACATGGATTCAGCCGGTAAATGGACGATTGGGTTCGGCACAACGCACTGGCATGTAGATGGCGAACCCGTTCAGATCGGTGATGAGATAACGGAAGACGAGGCCGAGCAAGAGCTTTTTTGGCACGTTAGAGACCGCATCGAGCCTTCCCTCAACAAGCATTTTAAAGGCGTTGACCTGCAACCAAGTGCGCGCGATGCGCTGGCGTCTCTAATGTATAACATTGGATCGGACGCAGACCGCGCATTTCCTCGCACCAAGGCTCTTATCAAAGAAAACCGACCCGTTAGCGAAATCGCTGATGAGTGGGTTACGGCTGTCTATGCAGGCAAAAAGAAGCTGCTGGGACTGTACCGGCGGCGGCTCTGTGAAGTGCTTTACGGCTGGTTCGGGTGGAGTTGGGAGCGCGCGGTTGATGCCGCGAAAGATGCAGACTGGGACACAGATTGGAGAGACCTGGTGAGTGAGAATGAAATTTTTGATGAGTTGAGCATACCGACGCGCGGCGCCGAGGAAAAACCAAAAACCACTGAGGACGCGAACCTGCGGTCATTAGAGGAACTGGAAGAGGATGCACGGCGGTTAGGTGTCAAAATCGTGCGTCGTATTGATGACGTTCGCGAGCAGGTGCGCGTTGGTTTGTGGGACGAGGACGATCCAGAGGATGAAACAGAGTCGGAACCCGAACTGCAACCTGAGCCTGAACCTGAGCCGGAACCTGAGCCAAAGCCAGAGCCAGAACCTGAACCTGAGCCCGAACTTGAACCTGAGCCAGAGCCAGAGCTAGAGGCAGTTGCCGACACTGCGCCTGCATCTGCACTTGAGCCTGTTGCTACACCCGTAGCGCCTGCTGGAACGAAGCCCTTGAGCGTTCACAGTCGCAAACCTGAAGACATTCCTTATGCGGTCGAAGATCCTGCGCGGGTTGGTGCAAAACCGTTGGAGGAAGCAGAACGGTTCAAGGCAGCAGTAGGGCAACGCAATGCTGAGACGTATGTTCGCGTTGGCGCAATCACGGGTGCGGCAGGCGTCTACGATACGGTCAGCAATGCGACACGCGGCGACGACATGAACCGCATTATGCTGATCATTTTACTGATCGGTGCGGCCATTGTTGCAATTGGTCTGTTTGAGTGGGTTCGTGCCCGACGCAAGCGAGCCCGTGCTGAAACTGAAGCAACCCAGTTGATGTATTGAGGTGAGCCGATGTTAGCCATGTTGATGAACAACCGCATTGCTCAAGGCATTGCAGCAGTTCTGGGTTTCTTGTTGTTCATGAAGGTCAGAGACGAGACCCTAGAGCATAAAACCAGACAGGAAGAACGGCGCAAATTCGCTGAACGCCAGGCGCAAGCGCAAGCCCGTGCAGTAGAAACTCAAGCTGAAGTCGTAATGGAGGAAAGAGATGTTGCAGACAGCGCTTTGGAGGCTGGCCGGACTAGCATTCCTAGGTTTAGTGCCAGCATGCGCGACGGCACCTACAGGCTCGTATTTGGACGAAACCGCGCTGATCAAGCAGACGGCAGCACAGACGAAGTATGAAGTTTGTCGGGGCCAGAAGCCTATTCCGATCAGTAATTACGGCGCTGGTCCGATAGAGTTTGATGCACTGCCGAGCTGGGCCCAGGCCTTCATCATTGCAAACGCCGCGCAATGGGAGACAGGTTGCGGTGACGGGCCAGATTGAGTGGAACGGGAGTCAGGCCAGAAAGACGGTTTTTCATAAAGCCAAGAGTGCAGTTCACGTATGGGCGTTGAAGGCTAGTGTCGATCTGGCAATGGTATGCGCGGCAATCGGTCTGATGTTCATAGGTCTGTTAGCGTTGTCGCAGGTGCGTTCAGTTTTGCACTATGCGGAGTTAGGCCGTGATTGGTGTGATCCAAAGCGACCAATACCAAAAGTGGCTGTCGTGCGATGTGACTGGGGCATGTGTAGCCAAAAAGACGTTAACGCCACAATGATCAATGCGTGGATCACTGAGGCCGGTGATTTTGAGGTCTATCGCTGGAGCCGATGCAACCTCATGCCGACCGAGCAAGATCTGTTGCCGCCACCAACGGACGCCTGATTATACACGTTGTTCTTTATGTGTTCCGCAAAATGTCGCATTATGCGACTTTTGGCTTCTGTGGATAAGTCCGAAAAGTCTAATAAAAACAACGGTGCCGCTAGGGTGACTTGAACACCCGACCCTCGCATTACGAATGCGCGTCTCTATCTTCCATTGCCAGCAGTTACGGGCTCTATGCGTCGGTTATCTTGGGATTTTTTGTGCTTTGTTCTGTTAGCGTTCTGACAAATGTCGCATTATGCGACTCTGCGCTTCTCGCAACTGCTCAATAGAATTTTCGACTGCGGTTAACGCCTCCCGCAAGTCTTGTTTGATGACTTCAGCAGATTGGTTGAACCGAAACGACAAACCCAGTGCATGCAGTTCCTGCTCTAAAAGATTTACAGCGGACAGGCCTAAGCCTGGTATATTCATTGCCTCAGAACGTGACAGAGCCATCAACTGACCCCAATTTGTAATGTGATGGCGAAGCAATGCGTTGGTTACGCGCCGCGGCAACGTATCAAAACAAGGGGTCATCCTAGGCCTTCCATTTCGTTTTTGAGGTAATCTGGTGACAGATGCGCGTAATGCTTCGCAACGATCACGGGACTGTCGCCAAGAATAAGGCCAATCCGGTCCATGCTCACGCCATTGATTGCCAACCAACTGGCACATGTGCGTCTTAAGTCGTGTATGCGGATGTCTTGCAGGCCTGCTACCCGTGCGGCACGGTGAAACGCTCGCTTTATCGATTTTATCGGCTTTCCGTTCCAATGAATGACATATGGGCCATCCCGAACCGCCCAGGCCGTACTGAGAGCCAAAGCCAAGGGCGTATTGATACGTACTATTGCGCGTTTTTTGTTGGGGCTACCGCCGCGCGGCTTGATTAACATGGCTTCAATATCGATGTCCGACCACGTTAGCGAAAGTATGGCGCCGTTTCGCAGGCCTGTGTAAACGCCAAGCGCTAGAAAAATACGCAAATGCGGCTCTTTAGCAGCAGCATAAAGCTGGCGAAACTCGTCGCGAGTCAGATAACGCTCGCGCGGTGGTCCTGGTTGCGGTGCCGGTATGTACGGAGCCTGTTCAATTAGTTCGGTTTTTTCAGCCCAAGCAAGTGCGGAGCGCAAGTAGAGCAACCTTGTCCTGATAGTTCCATCGGCTCGTCCAGCCGCTCGCCACGTTCGAGCAAGGTTTTTACTACAATAATCGCCCAAGCCCGGCAGTCCTCTATATCCAACGGCTTTCCGCACTGGTCGCAGGTGAGACCTAATCTTTGCGATTGATTTTGCGTCTGATTTGGCATGTTCGTACTGATCGAGAATGTAGTTGACGGTGATGCTGTCTGGTGGTTCAGACAGCCGCGCGGAAAATTGCGCTAGAAATCGTTCTGCTGCGCGCCGATCCGTTTGACGTGTAGAGACGCGATGTTCGCGGCCTCGATGGCGGTATAGGACGTACCAGACCCGTGACGGCTTGTTGTTGATGACGGGTCTGGCCAGTCGGTATTTTGCTCGATCCATTGATTTAACACCCCGTCGGCAAGCATACGTCTGCGACCGATACGTGTGCAAGGCAGAGCGCGCTTGCGCCACAGCTCATAGACAGTGCTTTCAGCAATGCCGAGACGTTCACTGACTTGCTTGGCACTCAGCAGACGGGTCATCCGTTTTGAACCACGTCCACGATCCATCCGATAACAATGATCATAGTTATGGACGCCCAAAGGGGAAAGTGGTGTCTAAAGTGTTTCATTGATCTAATGTCTCCAGATATGCTCGACCGAGCAGTTCGGGGATTTGTGGGACTACGGCGTTTCCGAGGGCTTTAAGGCGGTCCAATCGACCGGGAAACCCATCAACCAATCGACCCACGCTGGGTTCAGTTGACCACCATTTTTTGCGCCCTCCAAGTCGGATAGCTTGGCTGCATGTGTTAGCATATGCTGCATGTTGCCATTCAGGCTCCCCGCGGCATCCTCGTTGGCGCTGGGGGTAGGCCACAATCCAGACTCGGTCCCGGTGGTGCGGTGCGCCAAGACTGGCAGCCGGAATGCAGTGCCATTCCGCATCATACCCGATCTCGGCCAGGTCTCCGAGAACTCGGCCAAACCATTCGCCTGGTTGCTCGCTAGGGCCAGCAAGCAGGTTTGCGACGTTCTCCACAAAGACGACTCTGGGTCGTAATTCGCCAATAAGTCGGGCGAAATCTGACCATAATCCTGAACGCTCTGCGTCGATGCCTGAGAGTTTTCCGCTAAGTGATAGGTCTTGGCACGGGAATCCTCCGCAGATGGCATCGACAGTAATTCCATCTGCTTCGAGTTGATTTTTGCTAAGTGTTTTCGCGTCGTCATAGATAGGAACCTCCGGCCAATGTCGTTTCAAAATTGCGTGTCTTTTTGTTTCGTTTTCGCAAAACGCTACCGTCTCAAATCCACCAGTACGCTCCAGCCCAAGGCTGAATCCACCGATCCCGCTGAACAGGTCTAAAAGTTTAAGTGTCATCGTTTCGATTGTAATTTGCGTGAACCTTTAGGTGGCCAGGAGTTTTGCCTGGCTGGTATGCTGCTCGACCCGCGTTTTTTGCGACGGGCATACTGACCGATGCGGCCAGCTTGCTTGTCAGCTTTCAGCACCATCTTGTTATTGAGCGCGGTTTTACGTGCGTGACAGGCAGTGCATAAAAGCTGTGCATTGTCGTAAGTGGAGGCTCCGCCCAGCGCCTCCGGTATGATGTGGTCTACCTCGATGGCGCTGTTGTCACATTCAGGATACTCACAGCGGTAGTCTGCTCGCTCCCGCACAGCCTTCTTGACGCTTTCAGGGAAGTCTCGCCGGGGTTTCATCCATTTCGGACGGCGACCGTCGAGTGTCATATAGCCAGGTCGTTTGTCCATTATTTATCACCCTCATAATCGAAAAAACCGCCGAACATTGGCCTTTCAGCAGGTACACTCCCCTCCATCGACTTGGCATAGTGTGTCCTCTGTATCGAAGATCCAATCGCCCTGTCGTTCGACAAATGTGCGTAAATCTTTGCGCGAATACTCAGTCACGAATTTCGCCCCATTGCGGCTTGATGTTAATTGACTGGCGAGCTGCTCCATGTTCTCCCACCACGCATGACGGTCTGGATAGTCCCGAAATAGCGCGGCCTGCGCCGCCTCCGATTTCAGAAAACAACCGTCACAATTTCCAAGCGGTGTCTTTCCGTTGATGTTTTCCAAAGCCAGATCGAATGGCTGTGCATCCCAAAAGTCTTTGACATCACGTTTTGACACGCCTGCCGTTGCAAGTGGATGCCAAACCGTCCAGCGGTTTCTGGTATCTTGCTTGTTCAGCCGCCCGGGCTCATCAGCGCGCAGGCCGACGCAATTAGTCCAATAGTCCCAGCCACAACTGAGCAGGTATTTTTTAGCAGTCCTGACTTTCAGTTCAATTGTGCAAAATCGCGCTACGGCGTTGGGCAGGTATTTTTTCTTGCGGATTAGCGCCTCAAACGGTTCACCATCACGGGCTGCGCTGTTGTGATTAACAATGCTAAAGCCAGGATCGTCTTTCTCATATTCGAGCCACACAACAGGCACGCCCCAGCGCTCAGAAACCTCTTGCACAAAGTCCAGCGTTTCCGGCATCTCTCGGCCTGTGTTCTGAAAACAGACCTTTACACGATCCGGTAGATCACCATTTGCCTGCAATATTTGGTGCAACATGTAGGCAGACGTTCGTCCGCCACTAAAAGCGATCTGAACGTTTCCGTCAGGCAATGTGTATGGGCTAGTCATCTCCTAGTCCTCCAGCCGCCATCTCCTCAATATACAGCATCTGATGCGCTGTGCGTGAGCGCGGGTGCTGGGAGGCAGCACGGGATGCCACCTCCTGAATGAGACGCAGGCGGGTCTCCATGTCCCGGGCTTTTGCGAGAACGGGGTTTGGTGCGTTCATGCGGTCTACCAAAGCGCGGAGTGTGTCTCGGTCGGTCATTGGCTGGCCTTTGCAAATGTTCTGTTAGTTGCGCTTTCCGTTCGCCAGATCTCGATTTTTGCTCTTGCTGCGTCGCTTTTATCGCGTTCGCAGTAATCAATTTCTGCTAGCTGTTTCACTCTCTCAAGCTGTTCTTGGTAATCGGGATGGCTGGTTGCCCAGGCCTCCCGTGCGCTCGCGGTTTTTTCCAGCGAGCGCAGGATCAATTTTGCTCGAACGATCTTCAATCGCTCTTTCTCATATTCGTGTGCGGCCCTCGCAGCAGCTCGATGACCATCGCGGTCGTCCAGCACTGTGAGGGCTTCTTGCACATGTTGGCTGGCGACAATCATCAGACAGCCATAGCTGCGTGAGCGCGTTCAGATTCTTCAGCCTCAATAGCTGCGATTTGCTCACTAGCCTGATCATTTGCGCGAGCGTCTGACTTTAATACAGTCAACAGATCCATGAGCTGAATCTCAAAGTCTTCGTGCATACTGCGAACTTCATTTTTATGGCCGTGCCACCAGGCCATAAGGGCAGTTTCGCTAATTATCGCTGCTTCGCGCGCACTGCGCTCTAATCTGCCATAGACCTCACGGGATTTAGCTTTGCTCTCACGCTGACTGGCGCTGTTGCCGTCATCGTCTTCTGGCGCCGCGCCAGCTACGGCAAGCGCAGCATAGCGACGCGCATATGTAATGGCTGAGCCGACGCCTTGCGGGTCCGTTTTAGTGGGACGCATGGTCAGTGTGCTTTCCATCCATTCCCCGCTTTCATGCAAGAGCGTGGTGGTTAGCGTGACGTTGCCGTTAGCGTCGCCACCTGGAGCCTGCATAAGGCTTATGCCAGCGCCGTTGAGCGCGGGTAGAATAGCGTCCAGCACTGTCGCCAGATCAGCGTAACGACTTTTAAAGTGTGGGTTCGTGCTGGACTTGGCGACCAGACCAAGCGACTGCTGTGCGCCAACCATCGCTTTAGCCAGCTCTGCGCGAGTGTCAGACCATGACACCAGTGTGTGCGTTATTGAGTGCATGCCATCAGCCATGCGCTACCTCCATTTTTAGATCGTGAGTTGCCAGTTTTTGTTCAGCCAGGCGCAATTTTGTGCGCGCCAGTTGAATTTCGGATTCCAGAAATGCCCGGTCCCAGATGCGACGCAGGCGCGGGTCGCTAAAGCGCTCTCTGCGCGACAGGTGATTGTTCAGATCAAACACGCATGGACTCCACGATGTAGTGAGTGGCAATATCTCTGTCCGTTTCGTCTTCGAACATGAGCGAAACGACTGTGTGCAGAATTTCAGAGTGGAACTCGTTTGACCGCTTAACCTTTTTTGGTAGCTGGCCCAGCGTCGTTGCAATGCTGTAAAGTTCGACGTGATTTTCGTTGCAGAAATCTTCTGCATAACGCTCAGATGCGTCGTGCTGTGCCTCTACAGTGCGATAATGTAGTGCTGCCAACGTGTTCATAACCGGCTCCTTTTGTGTTAGGAGCAGGTTTAAGCTACACTGAAATTTAAGTCAACCTGAAATTTTGGCGCAGCTTAAATACCTACGGCTGCGCGCAACATCGCCATGACCGTAGGCCGGTTTGCGTCGTCCAATCGTTCCAGTAGGTCGATTATCTCGCTGCTGATGGCTGGGTTGTTCTGAACGAGGTCGCTTACGGCCACGTCCAACGCATTTGCAAATGCTTCAAGCTGGTCGAGCGTTGGGGATTGCGTGTCGCGCTCAATGTTGGACACCGTGACGTAGCTCATAAGCATTTCGCCTGGCCGAACTTCCATTCGTTCAGCAAGCTGTTTTTGAGTCAATCCTCGCTTTTTACGCCACTCGCGAATGTAATGTTTTGCCATCATGGCATTGTATCCGGCCCGGTCATGCGAGCAGATACATGATAGCTTAAATTTGTGCTTGCGTAAAATTTAAGTAGGGCTTAAATGATTCGCATGGAACATCCACTTCGATCATTTTTGAGAGCAAACAATCTCAGCGTTCAGCGTTTTTGTGAAGGGCGCCCGTTCAGCTACCCAACTGTTTATAAGCTGCTGAATGGTCAGGGTACGTTCAACGCGGACACGTTGATAGAGATTGCAGATGCGACCGGCGGCGCGGTGTCTGTGCAGACGCTGATTGAAATTATCAAACACAAGAAGCGTTCGGAACGGCTCAATGAACAAGTCGTGTGACGTCTGTGCCTCTCGTTGCACTTATCGTGCTGCAACCCAGCGGATCACGCGCGGCGGTGAGTTGGTGTGGGTATGCGATGAGCATGTTCACGCGCAGGCGTCTAGCGTTGATTTTGGACACGCGAAAAGTAACGGCACTCGCACGAGCGCTGAGGCTGCACGAATGGCTGATAAGCAAGTCGCTCCGCAAGGATTGATGGTGCTGGGCTATTTGGCGGTTCGGGGTGGGCAGGGCGCGATCCGTGAAGAGATCTGCAAGGCCACAGGTATCACAAACCAGGCTGCTTGCGCGCGTTTGAACGCATTGGAAGAACTTGGTTTGGTTCGTGTCGATGGCGACGCGAGACTGGCTGATACGAACCGCAATCAGCAGATCTACAGGATCGTGGCATGAGCGTTCACGTGATTTCTGCTGTGCTGGCGTGTCGCGATGCGGAGCTGAGTGCGTCGCGTCGGATGATCCTGGTCGTTCTTGCAAATTTCGCCGGCGATGATTGGCGTTCATGGCCGTCACAAGTTCGTATTGCAGAACAGGCAGGCTGCAAAGAGCGACAGGCTCGCGAGCATTTGAAGTGGTTGGAGTCTGCGGGTTTCATCAGTCGCCATACTGTGCGCCTTGGCCAAGGTAACGGATCGCGCACAAGTTACGAAATACACGCTGGTCGCCTACGTGCAGAAACGGACGTCAATGAACTGCACCAAACTATTAGACCGGCAGAAATTGCCGGTACAATTAGACCGGCAGAAAACCGTCATTGTACCGGCAGAAAACCGCCTATCACTAACCGTCAAGAACCGTCAGTAGATAAGGCTAACGCCTTATCTATGGCGCGCGAGAAAAAATCTGGCGCTGTTCGTGGTTCGTTAAGAGGGTCTCGACTGCCGGACAACTGGCAGCTTGGCCCGTCAGAAATTCAATACGCAAGCAAAGAGGGCATGAGCCCGATGGAGGTTCAACGTGAGTGTGAACGATTCCGAGATTACTGGCGCAGTCAAAGCGGTCAGCGCGCAGTCAAGCGCGACTGGTCTGCGACCTGGCGCAACTGGTGCAGGTCATGGGCAGACAGGCGCCCAGCCAACCGTTCCAGCCAGCCCAGCGCAGGCAGCTACATGGATGAGGCGGCGATTGATGCAGCCGCTCACAAACGTAGACTTTACGCATTGGAGGGACGCGGAGGGTCGCAACCATTCCCGCAGGACGTTCGCATTAGCGAAGAACGTCAGCCGACAGGACGCGCAATCGCATTTGAGCGCTCTTGAGCAATCCATGCGATCAGCAACAGCTTCCGATTTGACGGAGATGCTGAAGGGTTTGGCCAGAAACTACCCAGTAACGCGGCGCGGAGGTGATGCTGTGCAGGCTGCTGAGGACTGGATGGACTATCTGACTGGTAAACCAATCGGTGCGGTAATTTTGGCCTATGACGCACAGATCCGTTGCGGCGATGAGTTTATGCCGTCGATTGGAAAATTCCTGAAGCGCGTTGAGGACAACGCTGAAACGATCACACGAAAGATTTCAACACTTAAACAGGCCTTGGGGGCGAGACATGATTGATGATCCTGATTACGAATTTGAGATAAGGCCGACCTTGAAAGAGGCCGTTGATGTTTGCCGGTTAGCATTTCCTGGCATGCCGATCAGCGTTCAATACATCAGAACGCGGGGAACTTCTCCAAAGTACGTGTGGCCCAGGCAGTTTGTCATGGCGTATCTGCGAACGCACGAGAAAAAGTTCAGTCTGACGCAAATTGCCAGAATGGTTGGCGTTAGCCATCACACTACAGTTCTGCACGGTCTTCGCAAAGCATATGAACGGTGGGGGCAGCAATTTTTCTATGAGTTGCATGCAATCGGACGAGCTGATGAAGACGGAACCTTCAAAAACGGCGTTGGTTGGATAGAGCAAGAAAAAATAAGCCGGGAGGCTGCTGCATGAGTGTCAATGTGCGCTTGTTGCAGGACCAGAACTCAGCACTGAAAGAGCTGATTCAGGAGCTGCGTGAGCGCATACGGGATTTGGAGGCGTGGGATGATGCGCCTCCCGCTCACTGGCGTGTGAGCCATAAGACGTTTTCTGTAATGCGACTGATAGCGAAGTCGTCGCCTCGCATCTGTCAGCACAGCGCGCTTGAGGCCTTGTTAGACCCGCGCGGCAACATCGACGCTGGCAACAGTTTGAAAGTTTACGTTTGCCGTGCCCGAAAGGTCTTGAACGCTTACGGCATTGTCATCGAAAGCAAACATGGTTGGGGCTACAAAATGACCAAAGACCATGCCGACTTGTTTTTCAGCTTGTTGGAAGGGGCCGAGCATGAAGCCGCGTAATCGTATTGATCCAGGTGAGGCTTTGATTTTTGGCGCTCTGCTGTTTGCCATCAGTTTTGCGATTAGTGGAGCGATTTCTGTGGCGTTGTGGGAGTCGGTGCGATGAAGCAACAGACTACAATCATGAGTGATCGGCCAGCGATAGGTCGTTCGGTCACTAGAGATCAAGCTATACGTGCAAATGAACTCGCAGCACAGCAGGCAGAGATTGATGGTGATTTTGAAGAAGCAAAGCGGCGCAGAGACGCCGTTTATGATCTGAAGCTGGGTCAGAGACAGACGGTTATAGAGCCTTTGCCTACGTGGCTTGTGCGCGATCTGGGGGGCGTTCGTGATCCCATAGCAAGGCTGGTCAAGGATCGGGAATTAAGTGTCGTTCAGGCAAAGGCTGCGTTGATACTGCGAGAGCATGAAGAGGGTGAGGCTGTTGTCGTCCAGACTGGTGATAGTGGTTTGATCTTGTTTGTTGATGGTCGCATAGGCAGTGGATTGGAGGCATTGTGCGACGCTCGCGCGCGTGGTCGGGAAATGTGGCGGCTATTGCGTGGTAGCTTGTCACACAGAGCGTCAACGGCTGTTGAGCGGATGATCCGAGGCAAGGCGTCGATGCGCCAGGCGGCGCGCCTGTATGGTGGAGACACTACAAAAGCCTGCAAAGTTTTGCGGTCTGAATTGCGCGCAGGTTTAGATGCGTCTTTGGCGTATGTCGGGGCATTTTCCTAAGGCGTGACACATGTGACACGTATTTGCGTTTACACCGTTCACACGCGCGCGCGATACGTCCCAAAAAAGAAAACGCGTCACATGTGTCACGTTTCTCTGACGTTTTCACAAGATTTAGCGGTTTTCAGCTTGATTTGTCACAACCCCTTGACGTTCAAAACGAATAATCCTACGGATTTCTACAATGCGTTTCGTGCGTCGGGCACTGAGGCGCATTTTTTTTGGGGCATCATCATGAATTTTTGTATTGAGCCGCGCGGCTATGCCGTGCTGGTTGACGATGAAATTTTGGTCAGTTTTCCGACAGAAGCAGAGGCTGAGGCCGCTGTAGAGGCGCTGACTGCATTTACGGACGTGTCAGAGGATATTCCTGTGACTGTCCAGGAGCCACAACCGGAGTCTATTGAGGCACCGAACGGCGTCTACTCTTACGAATAATCTGCCTCCTCACCCCTTCATACGAGGCAGAAAACGAGGGCCAGCCGGAGTTAGCGACGCACCGGCTGGTCCTTTTTTTAACGTAAAAAGGAGGCCGCTATGGCTACTATCGAATTTAACAATGACTCGGTGCGTAAGGTTGCCGAGACCGCAGCGGATCTGATTGCAGTTCTGACCATGCTGATCTGGGTTGATCTGCTTTTAGGTTTCGACGTGATCCCGCAATTTCTCAAAACCTTGGTTGCCTGGCCGACACTGATTGCAGTTGCATGGCTTGGTTGGAAGTTCGTTCGCGGACACCAGTGGTTCAAGTAGAGAATGAGCCTCGTCGCTAATCTCCTCCAAACGACAGCGATGACCATTGCCCGGCCTCTGGCCGGGCTTTTTGGTGTTGCTGGAACCTTAGTTCAGTCAATAGGTGACCGTTTCGACGAACTGCTTGCGACGGAGGAAACCGCAGGCAACGCCAATGTGTTCTACGACCCGCAGGATCTGACTAGCTTGAGGGTAGGCAGGGACGGTTCCGGTGGACAGCCCGTGGTGGGTGATCCAGTTGGGATGATGCTGGATACCTCGCCTACGGGTTCACAGACGATG